CCAGAACCACCTGTTATTGTTAAAGTTTCACTATCTAAATCAATCGATAAAGCACCACCAGAATCTCCTTGTATATCTAAATCTTGTGCAGAGATATCTGACGTTAGTGCAATTGTTCCGGCTGTAGAAGGAAGAACAACTGTAGGATTACCAGAAAAATTAGCATGAGGGGGTGCTTGTAGTCTAACATAATGTTGATTATTATCTTCACAGTAAAAATCTATACGAGATTCTGAACCTGTATTCTTAATGGATATACCTCCACCCGTGAGTTCAATTTGATTACTAGCATTTAAAAATACAGATTTCTCTGCAGGATACGTCATAAACACTTGTTTAGTGCCAGTTCCTAGATTCACCGCACTACCGGAGTTAGAACTTTCTAATATAGTGGTTCTAGTGAGAGTAGTTCCACTAGATGCAAAGGTTCCTAAACCAACCTCAAAAGCACCATTGGTGTCATCTATAATAGCATAATAAGTGGTATCAGCATTAGAAAGAACAGAAGTAAAAGTTTGAAAGTTAGTAACAGCACCAGCAAGGGTTATTGCGCCTGTACCCGTTGTTGTTGTAGTTTCCTTTACTCTATCTTTTAAAACTAAGGCCATTACGCAATCCTTATGATCGCATTACTCGCATCTGCTGTTGGAAAAACAATCGTAAAATCACCGCTACTAGCCGCCTTATCTGCGCCAAAATCTAATATGGCAACCGAGGGATCACCAGAAGCTGAGTCGTTATAAATCATTGCTCCCCTTACACCAGTTACAGTAACACTAGAAAAAGTTAAATCTTGAAAATCTACAATAGCTGTGGTTCCAGAAGATGAAGGTGTAACATTAGTCAAAGCAGAAGGAGAGCCTTGAGAGGTAATTCCCGTAGCTCCTCCTGCTATTTCGTTGGTTGCAGTAAAAGCTTGTGTACTAGCATCAAAACTAGCACTATTATTATACAAAGCTAATTTAAACGTATTACCAGAACCATTTGTAAAATTATGAACTCCTTGTAATAGTTCCACTTTAAAAGACGTACATAAAAAATTTCCAGAAAAAGCCATTATAATCTCCTTATATATTCTGCTAGTTTTATATTACCAGAATCTTTTATAGCATTATATACAGTAGTTCTATCACTTTTAATAGCCTCTTTCATATAATGAGCAATTACTTTTTCTAAACTATTTTTATATTCTCTAGCTTGTTCTTGAATCGCAGGATGTGCTGTATCAGATATGGATATAATTTTGTCTGCACATCTTTTTGCTACTTCTTCTGGTGTAAATCCTCTATTATCTATTGTTTTAATACCAACTGAAAAATCTTTTGACATATTTAAAGAGTCTGTAATCATGTTTTCTCTCTTATAATTTGTCCACCTCTGTAATTATCAGACACCTCATTTGATTCTCCTAATTTCTTAACACCAATCAAAGCTTCTGAAAATTTACTATTGTAAAGATTTAAGATGTCTGCCTCACCTTTCATGTAAGTATAAGCTTCTAACAAAGAACCATACAGAAGTGCGACTTCTGCATTCTCACTAATCCAAGTAGTGCCACTATCTGCACCCGCTGTTAAACTTGCAGGCCTATAAGAATAACTTAATGTTGTTGTAAAGTTAGCATTTGGAGTTGGAGCTATAATAAAATTGTCAACGTCAAACTGTGCAAAGTATTTAGGAACGCCTGTTGTGGCAGAGTTAGGAGTATACGTTTGAACAAAATTTAAATCTTTAAATAACAAAAATTCTATGTTACCGCTATTTGTAATACTTAGAGAATAAGGTGCAATAAAATCAGTAGGACAAGCTAAAAATCTATTTCCAGAGGACATTGAACCTGCAGCATTTTTTCTAAAGTAATTAAGCTGAACAGCTTTAAATATTTTTTCTTCAGCAAGTCTGATAAACATATTTAAGTTAGAAACAAAATTAGTTTCATCATTCTGCGTATAATCTTGAATAGCTGATTTTAAAGTAGCAAGTGTAAAACTCATGTTGTTGTCACCGTAACCTCTCCAACTGAACCTATAGGTGCTAAGTTATTTGAAGGTGTCACACCTTCTATTTCTCTAAAACCTACAGGAGCAAAACCATGTTGTATAGATCTTTGCTCTGATAAATTAGATTCTGGTCTAGGATTTCTTAATGCTTGAGGGTCTGAAAAAGATCTTGAAGGAAAAAGTTGTGGATGCTTTGGTTCAAACTCATCTGGACCAACTAAAGCACCTGTCCATTCTTTCTTCATTTCGCTTAGTCTGTATCTTCTTCCAGATCTATCTGATATACCATAAGCTTTTTTTCCACTAGCATAAGACATTATACCCTCAAGTATTGTAAACTTGGCTGTAATTTAAGTGGTGTTCTACCTTCATCCTCATCTGCGGCTCTTTGAAACTCTTCTTCATATACTGTTTTTAATAACTGAACTCTTTCTGGAGATCTTTTCATAGCTATATAATAAGCTAAACCAGCTACCATACAAGGATAAAAACGAAAAGGAGTATCAGTCGTATTTACTAGAGCATCAGCGTCTTCAATTCTTTGAACGTAATAATAAATAAGTTGATCTGTTGAGTTTTCTGGAACCGCCCATAAGTTAATAACTGGTGCTATCTGTCTGTCAAAGTAATATTGACTTGGTCTTCCTTGCGTTGTTTTATTTGGAAGTGTCGAATACTCACCTCTACTTATTGTTTTGAGTTCAAAATCTGTTCCATCTCTTCTCAAGCTTACTTCTAAAAGATCAACTATTTTATCAGAAGTAAGAGTATAGGCAGAAGTTCCTTGTGTTAAAGTTTGCGTTGCTTGTTTAACTGTCCAAAGATTTAATCCACGATTCGCCCATTCTGCAAACATTATGTTTAATGATCTACGTGCTGTCGTAGCATCATAACCTGTACGAACTTCTAAACCGCACCTTTCATACGCTTCTTCAATTATCTCACTAACGTCAAGACTAAAATCATAAGAACCAGAAGTCGCCATAATCTTAACTCATGTGTGGTTTTTGATTTGTTTTTGTTATGACTGCGCCGCCATTTTTAAATCCTTTAACCATACCACCTTTGTTCATGTAACCCATGTTATTACGAACCTCTGTAGGTAATTTAGCTAGTCCTGGATTATTTGCTTTATCAACGGGTTTTAGATTTTTTTTCATTTTTAGTTCCTTTTGGTCTTCCTCGTTTTCCTTTTTGTCTGTCCACATGAAATGACTGTGGAACCTCTGTACTAGCACCACCACCTAAATATTTAGGCTCATCACCTCCTTTTTTCTTTACTCCGGGTAAAGATGCAGCAAGTGAAACAAGCATATCAGATACTGACATTAATACTTTCTTCATAAAACTTATCATATTATTTATCCTTTTTAAAGTCCGAGTCTGCATATAAATTATCAAACGTTGTTCTTGGGTCAAGATAGCTATTATGTATTTCTGCAGCATGAAGGTGTTGACTTGGTTTAAAGTCAGGTGGACCTTCTCCTGTTTCCCATAAAGCAGGACTTGTAGCTCTAACTCGATTATTAGGTAAAGCTACAATATTTCCTGTCCATTCTCCTGCATCTGTCAACTGTAAAACATGACTTTGTTTATGTTGTGCAGGATCATCTGCGATATGACTTTCTGTATAGTCTACTGTAAAAAGATATTTTCCTTGATAAAACTCACCATCAATTTTACAAATCCAAGGAGAAGAACTTACTCTTTCCATATTTATAACAGAGTGATGATGTGAGCTACAATCCCAAGGTTGTACTAAATGTGTTTCCATTAGAGTTGGCCATTCTTGTAGTGGTATATCTGCTACTAAAGCTGTAATAGGCATTCTCGCCCACATAGCACCACCATGAACAATGTCCTCTGGTTCACCATCTGCTTCGCACCCGGTAAATACAATTTGAAAACTTAAACATCTATCTGGTATTGTATTAACAGCAATCGCTAGACCATGAAGAAATTCTCCATGATAGTTAAGATGATTACATGTAAACTCTTTTCGCACCCAACATTTAAAATGAGGAATGTTACTTATTAAATATGACATTAGACTTTAGATATTTTCATACCCATCTTTTTAGCGGCAGCTCTAAGTTGTGGTAGTGACATTCCTCCTACCTTACCGCCCATGCGATATCCTTTGGACATAACCTTGCCACCATTCTTCATGCCTTTGGTTTTTACTTTGCCACCATTCTTCATGCCTTTGGTTTTTACTCTACCACCATTACGCATACCTTTAGTTTTCATTTTTCCCATCATTTCTTTTTTCTCCTTCTAACTGGTTTG